ATTAAGAACCCACTTGCAATTCGTAAGTTTAATGTCTAAAAACTAGCAACACTCTAAGTCGCTCTGGGGATCAGTAGCCCTCTGATCCCCAGAGTCTTAAGAAAGGAATGGGAATGTCACTAACAACAGTTGCTGAATTACGCTCCACTCTTGGAGTTGGCACTCTGTACTCTGACGCGACCCTTCAAGAAGTGTGTGACGCTACAGATGCAGTCCTTATTCCAATGCTATGGACTCCTAATCAATACGCAGTAGCTCACAGTAATGTACCTAGCATTGGCACTCTTTACTTTGACATTCCAGTTCGAGACATCTTCTATGTAGGAGAATCTGTAACTGTTTCTAATTGTGGTACAAAATATGCTGGCACTAAGACCATCACAGCAGTCGGCGATTATTCAATTAGCATGGCAACTACTCACACCACAACTGTGAAGTATCATCCAATAGAGCCTTATGGCACTGTTGCTCCAGAGAATTACACAGACTGGACAACTGATACAGCAATTCAGAACGCAGCTTTGATGATCGCTGTTGAAATATGGCAAGCTCGTACTGCGACCCTTTCAGGCAGTAACCTTGTTGATTTCCAGCCTTCCCCTTATCGAATGAGCGCACAGCTTCTCGCTAAGGTGCGAGGATTGATAGCACACGCACTCGACCCACGCTCGATGGTGGGATAATGACAGTTGCTCTCACTACTCTTAGAACGACACTTGCTACAGCTCTAGTCGATAACTCAAAATATCAAACCTTTGCATTCCCGCCTGCCACAGTATTGGCTAACTCGGTTATCGTCTCTCCCGATGATCCTTATGTGACTCCTAGCAATAATGCTCGTAACACAGTAAGCCCATTGGCTAACTTTAAGTTAATTATCACAACCCCGCTTTTCGATAACGAAGGCAACCTTAACGGGATAGAAGATTTCGTAGTTCGAGTGTTTAACCTACTCGCTGCATCTTCTTTGACCTATAATGTAAGCGCAATCAGTGCGCCTAGTGTTCTCAATGCTGCTTCGGGAGACCTACTCAGTTGCGAGATGTCCGTATCAATCCTAACAAGTTGGAGCTAACATGTCACTAACACCAGAGGATTTGGCCTTCTTGAAGAAGATTGGTCAAACCAGCGAACCAGCACCAAAGCCAGTATCAACCAAGAAAGATGAGGAATAATCAATGGCAATTTTCTTAAACAATAAGGTCGGATTTAAGGTTGCTACTGTCAATCTTTCTGATCATGTTACTGCATTCACTCTTAACCGCACTGTAGATGCTTTAGAAGTTACAGCAATGGGCGATACAGCTCATAAGTTTGTAGCTGGTCTAGCAGCAGACACAATTACAGTATCATTCCTAAACGACACAGCAGCAGCAAATGTTCTTGCAACACTTCAAGCTGCTTTTGGATCAACTGTTGCATGGCAAGCAATTCAGGATTCTTCAGCAGCAGTATCAGCAACAAATGTGCTTTACTCAGGTACAATCTTTGTTGATAACCTAACTGACATCAATGGTGCAGTTGGCGATGAAGGAATGATTGACATCACTTTTACATGCAACAGCAAGACTTCTTACGCATCTACTGGTACTTGGTCATAATCTAACTAAACAAAGGGGCAGCTCATGGCAAGACTGAAGATAGTTCGAACAGACGGAAGCGTTATCGAGGGTGAGATTACTCCAGCAGTGGAGTATTCATTCGAGTTATTCGCTAAAAAGGGTTTCCATCGCGCTTTTCGAGAAGAAGAAAAGCAGACGGATGTTTATTGGTTAGCATGGGAAGTCACACGCAGATCAGGTGAAACTGTTAAGCCGTTCGGGATTGAGTTTATCGAGACACTCAAGAGTGTTGAGGTTCTAGACTCAGACCCTTTAGCTTAAAGCGCGATTATCCATTCACCTACTTAATAGCTCGCTTGAGCATTAGGTTGGGAATCGCGCCACAGCAGTTGTTAGAGTTAGACCCAATAATGCTTCAAGCCTTGTTGAAGGGTCTCAAAGATGAAGCAAAGGAGATTCAGGATGCCAGTAAGCGTAAAGGGCGGTATTGAACTCCGTAAGGCTTTACGTGCTTATACTCCAGACTTGGCTAAGCAGATGCCAAAAGAGATTGCAACAGCCTTAAAACCCGTTGTGAAGGTCGCTAGAGGCTATGTGCCAGATAACGGCTCAATCCTAAGCGGATGGCGAAGTCGAGAGAATTACACTGGTAGATTCCCGCTCTTTGATTCTCGGTCTGTTAAGTCAGGCATTTCATATAAGACCACTCCATCTAAGGCTAACTCCAGAGGTTTTAGATCATTAGCGCGTTTATTAAATAAGACTGCAGCTGGTGCAATATATGAAACTATGGGGCGTAAGACTCCCAACAGTCGCTTTGTCCAGAATCAAAGAAGTAAGTATGGCTCAGAGTTTAAGGGGCAAGGTAAAGAGCAGGGTGCAGTTCTTTTTCGTGCATATGATGAAGATAGAGGCGCAGCCAGAGATGGCGTTTTAAGAGCTATTGAAAAGGCCAACAGCGACTTTAAGAAGGCAACAGCATGACTATTTTGATTGATGTCGCAGCGGAGTTCACTGGTAAAAAGGCTTTTAAGCAAGCAGAAAGCGCAACAGACAAACTCAGTAAATCAGCTAAAAGCCTAGCCAAGACTTTTGGAGTTGCTTTTGGTACTGCTGCCGTTCTTGGTTATGCCAAAGCATCAGTCAAGGCAGCAGCGGCTGACCAGAAGGCTCAGAAGCAATTAGCCCTAGCTCTTAAGAATGTCGGCTTAGAACGCGATGCAGCTAGTGCTGAATCCTACATCCAGAGACTTCAGAGCGAGTTCGGTGTTGTCGATGATTTATTGCGCCCCGCTTATCAGACTTTAGCGGTAGCAACTAAAGACACAGCACAAACACAAAGATTGATGGGAATTGCGCTGGATGTCAGCGCAGCAACAGGTAAAGATTTAACAAGTGTAACTGGAGCCTTGAGTAAGGCTTATCTTGGAAACAACACTGCACTATCTAAATTAGGTGTAGGCATATCTAAGGCAGACCTTAAGACTAAATCTTTCCAAGATGTCACAGACCAACTAGCCAAAACCTTTAAGGGCGCAGCTGCTGAATCTGCTGCAACCTTCGCAGGATCAATGGCTAAATTAGGTGTTGCTGCTGCCAATGTAAAAGAGATTATTGGTACTGGAATCATTGATGCTTTAACTACGCTCAGCGATGATAAGACTGTTGATAATCTAGCAAAGAGTATGCAGGACTTGGCCACTTATACTGCTGATGTAATTCGTGGCATTGGTATCTTAACCAATTCAATTAAAAACATTCCTGGGCTTGGTGGTCTAAACGGCGCAGCAATAGTCCAAGCCATTCCGATTCTTGGTAGTTACATAACACTTCTAAATGAAGCAGGACGCAAGGCCAGACAGATTGCTGAAGTAGGCGCACAAAAGAATCCTATTCAGGCTGGCACTTATCTTGCAACACAAAAGAAAGTAACAGCCTTAACTAAAGAACAACAAAAGGCTCAGGCAAAGATTCTTGCTGATAAAAAACTATCTGCTGCTGTTGATAAAGCCAACTTAGCCCTTAACAAGGGTACTGACCTATTCAATATGGATGCCATCCAACTCAATGCAGCTTTAATCAACCAAGCTGAGCAACTAGGTAAAGTAACTAATCAGGCTCAACTATTAGCAATTACGACAGACATTGCCCGCCTAAAAATTAAGCAGGATATTGCCAACCTTGAAGATGCCATTGCATCTAAGGATGAAGCCCGTATTACTGCTGCAACCAATCAACTCAATACAGACCTCAAGATTTATAGTGCCTTAAGTAACCAAAACCTTAAACTGGCTGATATTAAGTCAATCCTTGATTCTCTATTGCCTAAGGACTTAATCAATCTTGCTAATCTTCAATCCGCTCTAGATCTATTGGCTAAGTTCAAGTTTCCTACTTTGACTCTCCCAAGTGGCCAAGTTATTGGTGGTACAACTGGCGGTGGCGGTGGCGGTGGCGGTGGCGGTGGCACTGGAGCAGGAGCAGGAGCAGGCGGTGGTGCTGGTACTGGTGGAAGCAAAGCTGTTAATGACACACAAGCATGGGCAGAAGAAATTGCAAAAAAAGCAGCTGCCGATGCAGCATTAGCAGCGCAGGTCTCACTAACTAGCCAAGTCGCTCAAGGTTCATTCGCTATGGGTATTGGTGCTGGTCTAACTACAGCAGCAGCTTTATCAGGTGCAAGATATGCAGCTCAAGGTGCAGCTTCTATGGGCGGTGGGTATGTAATCAATATCTATGCCAATACTATCGCTAATCCAGATGAATTAAGTGGCCTTATCCAAGACACAGTTATTAGACTTAATAAGCAGGGAGATTACTTAACTTCCGCTGGAGCCTTATGAGTCGGCCAGTAATCAATGTAATTATTAACTTCTCAACAGGAGCGACCTTCGGCAACCCGTTTATCTTAGATCAGTCTCAACTAGGTAGCCTTGATGTATTAGCCGATTCCACAGCTCTTATTGTAGATGTTTCTGACCTCATTGATACCATCTCAACCAATAGAGGCCGGCAACTATCAGCTGAGCAATTTAATACTGGTACTGCATCTGTCCGCATTCTCGACCAGAATGGGGATTTTAACAGCCAGAACACGGCATCACCCTACTATTCTTATTTAAGCCCTATGCGTAAGATTGCTATCACTGCAACCTACTTGGGAGTAACTTACCCAATCTATGCAGGCTACATTACTGCCTACACAACTAGCACTCCTAGATTTACTGGAGATTTAGTTTATACAACTGTTACCGCTGTAGATGGTTTCCGTCTATTCCAGAACGCTCAGTTTTTTGGAGTTACTGGAGCAACAGCAGGCGAGACTACTGGCTCTCGCGTGACCAAGATTCTAGACACTATTGGCTGGCCTGCATCCATGCGCGATATTGATACAGGGCAGACCACAGTTCAGGCAGACCCTGCAACTCAGAGAACAGCCCTCTCAGCCCTTCAGACAGTTGCCACGACAGAGTTCGGGGCGATATATATGGGCGCAGATGGCAAGGCAGTATTTCAAGATCGTAATGTTACTGCTGGTTCCATTGGTGGCACTGCCAAAGTATTCTCAGATGATGGCACTGGCATTGGTTATAATAATGTTTTATGGGTCTTTGACGATACTCAGATTTACAATTTAGCAACCATCACACGCACAGGTGGCACAGTCCAGACTGCTTCCGATTCTGCATCTATTGCTCAGTATTTCACACATTCATATAATCAATCTGGCCTTTTAATGCAAACTGATGCTGAAGCTCTTTCGTACGCTCAATCTTTCGTAGCCTCACGCAAGGACACGGCAGTGCGAGTGGATAGCCTTACCCTTGACCTTCAACAGGATAATTATGATTCTGGCACTATTGCGGGGCTAGACCTAGATTTCTTTGATCCAATCACAGTTACAACATCTCAACCTAACTCCACCTTGACTAAGACTGAACAGGTCTTTGGAGTCAGCCATCAAATCAGACCAGATAGTTGGAAAGTCAATTTCACCACAGCAGAACCAATCATCGATGCTTTCATACTGGACTCGACATTATACGGTATTCTAGGCACTAGCGTTTTAAGTTACTAAGGAGCAACTATGGCAAGCGGATTCCCATTCTCAACAGGCAATGTCCTTTCGGCTACAAACATGAATGGGCTGACTGCCTTTACTGTTAATACCGATGCCACTGCCGATTACACTGCTGTCCTAGCAGATCAATATCAAGCTCTCATTTCCATGAATAAGGCCACAGCTGTGGCATTTAAGATTCCTACTAACGCATCCGTAGCCTTTGCAATTGGTACAGTTATTACTGTCCTTAACAAGGGAGCAGGAGCAGTTACAATTAGTGCAGTCACTTCAGGTACTACAACTGTTCTTAGTGCTGGTGCAGTAGCTGCATCTCCTACCCTTGCTCAATATAAATCAGCAGCTTGTATTAAGGTTGCCACAGATACTTGGTATGTGGTGGGCGCAATTGCTTAACACAGTTACAGGATTGCTCGGCGGTGGAGTACCTACAATAAGCATTGATTTTTTGTTAGTTGCTGGTGGCGGAGGAGGCGGTAGCGCGGCAACAGGTCAAACTGCTGGCGTTGGTGGCGGTGGAGCTGGTGGTTATAGAAGTTTCACTTCACAAGTTTATGATTTAAATGTTAATTATTCTGTCACTGTTGGTGCAGGTGGTGCAGGTGGCACGGCCAATGGTGGCGTTCGTGGATCTTCAGGCAATACATCTACATTTTCTAGCACTAATGCAAGTGGTGGTGGCGGTGGTTCGGGTGGAATTACTGGCAATGTAACAGGATTAAATGGCGGTTCTGGTGGCGGTAGTTATGGCTTCCCACTTAATATAAACT